CCTTTAATCTCGAAATCGTCCGGGTTGTATTCGATATATAATTTTCGATAATCATTTAATGCCTTTATTATTTCTTCCAGCAGTGATTTGGTGCGGATATCGAGATGCTCGCAACTGAAATCATCAAGAGCGAACTCCTTAGCCTGGATTTTATGCATCGTACTACAGCTGTTCGCGACCGTACCAACCTTATACGTGTCAAATTCTTTGTACCAATACAATGGCGCGGTGATATCGACCATGACCGGAAGAAAACGCATAAACTTTGAATGATCCGTCCCTGCCTTAATCAGACGCTTCATGAGATCCAGATCATTCTCACCGATTCTCATATGCCCCGGCCAAAACAGGCTATCGCTTCTGTCCCAGCTGTTCATCGGATTCCTAACACCCATGATTGCCATTCTCCACTGATCCGGGGACGGAGAAACTGTATTTTCGATTTTAATCATTCGTGATTTCTCCCTTCAGCTCCATTGCCTTGTTGATGTACCAGTCTGCCTTTTCCATGTCTTGATCGTGTGTCCCCTTGCTGTCAGCCCTGTATCTGTATTTCCACGCGTTACAGATGCAAAAATGGATTACAGCCTCTTTGCCAAATGCTGTCAGCATCTCGTCAATGCATTCATGCTTCCTATTCGTGTAGTGCATTGGATGGTTGACTGGATCGCTGTCATTTTCAACCTGCGCGGCAAAATCGAAGCTCTCTGTATGATTCTCAACGCCTGCAGCTGGCTTGCCAGTCTTAAAAACATCACATTCCGTGATTTCTTCGATATGCTCATCGTAATTGTCGCTGGACTTATTTATGCATACCAGATGTCCATCACATTTTACACAGTGAGGACAATTCTTACATTCTTTCATCGCGATCCCTTCTCCTCTCCGTCAATACAGCTATCGGTCCGTTCAACCTCTAAGCTGTAATTCTCGCCGTCGGGATTGTTACAGATCCACTCACCGTCTTCTTTTGTTCTGTATTTGCATTTTCCACATGTGCACATTGTCGTGTACCTCTTTTTTATTTTTTGAAAAATTTTAAATCAGGCACCCTTATCCCACCGTCTATTGAAATGCTCCGTTGAGAATGTGTGGGAGAAAGCCTTTTTTATTTTTCGGAAGTTTGAGGGGCTAACTCCGCCCGGGAACAACGCCCCATTAGACCCCTACCCGGGTGTAATCTGTGGTTTCCGTTGTAATGTCTGACATCTTTTGTAATTTCAACACAATTCTTTTCTCTTCGCTTTCAACTATTCGTTAAATGACTGTTTGACGAATAGTTACATTGGCCGAAAATCTCAAGAAATGCCGAAAAATAAGGCTTCTTTATCCATCCGCACGTTGTTTGCAAATTGTATAGAATTGTGTGCGGCGTTTTTCTCAAATAATGTCAGACAATAACGGCTATTTTCATGGCTTTATTCCGGCAGATCGTCCACCGATTCCGGCAACTGATCCACGATTTTAGCCCTTGCGGCGATCTCCTCTCGGCTGTACTCCGGCAGCTGGTCCCGTCCATCGCTCTGGATGATCTGGATGTTATCCCGGTAGCCATAATTTGCTTTTAAGGCGAACATACAACCAATATTGCCGGTTTGAATCACCTCATCGTATAAAGTTGACTCACATTCTGATTTCCATTTTTG